TGAATATTCAAAACCTGGATTGAGAATTCTTACATCATCTAATCTATTAATTGTATCTGAATCAGGTAATAAAGTAGCATTAGTTCCTTGAGTTGATGCGATACTAACAAATGATGGTAAATCATCATATCCCACCCCACCAAAATTGATATGAACAGAATCTACTGCACCTCTTGCTCTTGGTGATTTAGTCGAATATTTAAGTAATGAGGTTTCAGTTGATGCATATGATAGTTTTTCTGGAATCTCTGGTATGGAAACACTGAATTGTGTATATGCTGCTCCAACGACAGGTGGAACTTTAAATATTGAATATTGACCACTATATTTACTATCAAGATAATGTATCTTATTGTAGTTTACAACATCAGTATCTGCAGTGCTTATAAATCCAGATTTTTTGATATTGTAGTAAAGGTTTGATGGATTATCATCATAGAAGTTTAAAGTTACTGTTGCAGTTGATGTTACACCTACTGTTCCTACTCCAATTACTTGAAAATTAGATGTATTACCTACAGAAATAAATTTATTATTAAAATCTTTATCATGATAAATTTCAAGTTCATAACCAACTAAAGATGTATGTCCTACACCGAATACTAGATTATTATTTTTATATACTGGTAATGGTGGGTTGATAAGTGAAAATTCATGATTATTACCAGTTGATTTTATATCAATTACACTAGCGGGATTACTTGTTACGTCTTTGTAAGTTTCACCCAACTTAAAGTTATTATCATCTACTTTTAATACGTAGTATGAATTTTGATTTACAAGACCTTCAGATACGTTTGTAGAATCATATTGAATTTTAGATCCAGTTTGTAAATTATGAGAGTTAATATTAAAATTATCTGTGGATGTTGTTACACCACTAGTAGTACAACTTATTGTATTAACTAGTAAATTATGTGTATTTTGATCAAATTTAACACTAATAGATGTTGATGTACCTATACCCACTGAGTCACTAGGAACAACATTTAAGTTTATAATATCCCCATCAATTAAATTATGTGCAGTTGAGACTGACACTACAGTTTCAAGTCTCTGTAATTTACCTGTTACTTTTGTGTTTTGTGCTAATAAATTATATTCAAAACTACTTGATCCAACTCTGTTATGTCCAATAAATGCTAAACCTTGTGATGATGTTGTCAAACCAACTTGAGTGACTATACCAACAGTATCACTTGATTTTTTAATTATGAATACATCCTGACTATCTCCAGATTCGGGTATATTAAATGTGGTTACACCATCATCTTTTGTAACTGTTAGAGCATAACCAGCACTTGGTTTTGTTAATGTCACTCTTTGGTTTGTGACAAATGGATGATTTGGTAGGGAAATAGTGTGTGTTTCTAGTGACTTAACTTTAGATAAATTTCCTAAAGTTGATAACGCAGTTGTTCCTAATCCTACTATAGTACCAACACCTATTGATTCATGTGGATTAAAATATACAATATCATCAGATGATGATTCAAAGAAATCGGTATTTAAAGATATATCATATGTGCTAGGTATCAAATTAACTTTTGTTGATACTGTATGAACACCTGCAGAAACACCTCTTCTAACTCTTAAAATATTATTTTCATTAAATGTGTTTAAGACAAGTAACTTCTCAGTTCCTATTCCTATGCTACTTCCAACTGAAATTAAACTTGGTACGTTCTGAACGTAAATATCGGTAACTATACCAGTGGTAGATGAGTTAGGAATTTCCTGATATACAAAAGTGTTTGCTGTTTGAACACCAAGAACATGAGCACCTGCTAATCCTTTAATAGCTGTTGTTGATAATCCAGAAATAATAACATTATCACCATCATTTAAAGAAGGTGCGGTTGAAATAAATGCGGAAACTATTCTACCATTCGTCCAAGTAAATATAGTATTATCAAAAGTATCAACTGTTGTATCAATTGAAGTGACTTCTTTACCTGCAATATTGTTTACAGTAACACTCAAACCACCACCATTTGTACCAGTATTATCAAATACAGCATTGTCACCAATCTCATAATCATCACCTGAATTAACAATTTTAATTGAGTTTACAGATCCTGAAGTTGTGCTTTCAACGATAGAAGATTGTGTTGTGATTTCATTTGATTCTATAATAAAATCATTATCAGCAAACTCATCTGATACCTTATAAGGATAACTATTTCTTATTAAATCTGAATTGTCAAAATCAAAAGTATTTTGATTAATATTAAAGTTTTCAAATGAAGGTTCTGATCTATAAGAACTTCCTATAAAATATGGGAAAGATGGAAGTAATGAATTAGTTGTAATACCCACAAAGTAAGCATAAGTTCCGTTTGGATATTCGGGAGTTCTACAATATCTTCCATTATGAACATCTAAATCACCACTATTATTAAATTTAAAATCTTCTACAAAGAATCCATTACTGAATCCAGATGGTCTATCAATAATAGTAGAGGAATCTAAAACATAACCAGTATTTAAAATTCTTACTGCTGAGTTTTGATCTGTTGGATCACCATATCCATAAGGACCATAAATTGGATTGCCATCATACGCCCAACCTATAATTGGAGAATGTTGACCACCAGTATCACCAAATGAGTCATTACCAATTTGAGTAGAGTATCCAACAATAGAATATCCTAATTTATTATTTGTTTCAACTAATGCTTCGTTTCCATATCTATTAAACAAGTTAACATTTAAACTTCTTGTTTTAACATCCAATTTTGCACCACTGCCAGGTGGTGTTACCTTGATATCAATTTTATCCTGTTGGTATTGTAGACCTCCATCTAAAATTACAACATCTACAATCTTACCATCTGATACAACCGCCCTTAATTTTGCACCAAAACCAGTTCCAACTCCGACTATTTCTAAATCTGGTGCTGATGTATACTCTCTTCCTCTTGTCTGTACTTCTACATATGATATTTTACCATCAGTAACAATTGGTTTTAATTGTGCTTCTTTACCAGTTTTTACGTTAATTGTTGTTGATTTTTCAAGATTTAAAATATTAGAACCATATCCAGTTCCCTCTTCATATAATAATACATCTGTTATTTCACCTCTCACAATAGGAGTAGCAGTTATAACACCTACGGTTGTATTTGACAACTCATATTTTAAATTTAATTTAATATCGGGAAATTTAAATACTTGGAATCCTGTTCCTTGATCTGTAAATTTAACATAATCATTTCTATCAAATTCTGAAGTTATAGTTCCAGCTAAACCTGCATTTGCAATTCTAAATTTATCATTATCTAATTTAATAACTTTATAAAAATTAGATGTTGTCGTAATTCCAGTATAAGTTGACAAACCAGTCATTGAAACTGGCATGGTTGATCCGAGACCTACTGCTGTTGAATATACGATATTTTCACCATGTTTAAATCCATGATTCTTGAAAGTAATTACATTTGTAGCAGTGTTTATTCCAATGGGTTTTACAAATACTTGTCTATTCTCATAACCGTGACCACCATCAATAACTCTTATATCTTTTAAACTTTGTTGCTCGTTCAAAAGTTTAAATTTATGAATACCTACTTTATTAGTTGTAGTAAATCCAACAGTATTAATACCTGCGTTATAATCACCCAAAGTTTGATATAATTGAACTGTAGTTGGATTTAAAACAGATGGATAATAAGTTGCTGCATTAATAAGAGTTGTAGTACCAACTCCTACAACAGATGTACCTGCATCATTACCAACTGTTCCAATACCAAGAGGAGGATTATTATTTCTATCATAAACTAAGGGTTGACCACTTACGATATTATGATTTGTTTTAAATGTAAGAGTTTCATTTATATTATCAATTCCACCAGATTGACTAATTAAACGAGCATCAAAATCTATTTCTCTTGCCCTTTCTTGAAGAATTGGTTCAAGCACTGTACCAGAACCATTTCCTCCTTCCATTGTTATAGAAATTATTTTTTTAATATCAAAATCTTGAGGATCAACTTGAACATCAACAACTTTACCAGATATCACTGGTTGTATTAATGCATTAGTATTATTAGTACCCGATCCAGATAATTCTATATTTGGAGGAGTGAGTAAATCATAATTCTTACCACCATTTAATAAACTTACACTTTCAAGAGGTCCAAAATATATTCTGTCATTTGATTTATAATTTCTGATTTCAACACCATTAATTAACATGCCTGTGGTGCCAGGTGTTGTCAACAGATTAGATGAATTTGTTAAATCAGGTTTTAATGGAAATTTTTTGAATAATTTTTGTGGTGCTATTTTTTGTTCTTTAATACCAACTAAAGAAAATGTATGAGTTCCTGAACCTGCAGGTAATGATTCAAATTCTTCAAAATCTGCAATGGGAATGAATGATCTAGATCTATATAATCTAATTTGGTTTGTACTTGGTAGTACTTCAACAAAATATGCTGATTCACTTAGACCTGGTATGACTGTTCCCTGTGCAGTATAAAAAATCTCATCACCTGTTATAAATGGGACTGGATTAGGAAATGATAAAACACTATATTTCAAAGTATTTGGATCATACCCAGATTGTGGTAATTGAACACCTCCAATTGCATTCGGTAGAATTGATTTTGGTAATTCAGAGGTTATTTGATAAGTTGGTAGAGAATTTGATGCAACATAAAAATTATTGTTTAATTCGTTATAAACATTAGTTACATCAGTGGTTAAAATATTGTTTCCAAATTCTAAATCTGTGTTTGTACTTGTTGCTCGATTTATTACTCTCCTTAAATCATATTCTCTATTAGGATCTGGTAATTGTGTGATACCTGATTGAAGTGTTAGATTATTAATTGATATTGTACCTGTGGGTTTATCAATATTACCAACAACACCTGTAGCAACCTTTGATTCTTCATTTCTAAACAATATTTCTATTGCATCTCCCTCTTTTAAACTTGATTTGTCAATATCTCTAGTAAACACGATAACATTCGCACCAGATATACTTTCTACTCTAAATCTGGATGAAGTATTGTATATCCATGAATTAGCAAAAATTTGTTTTCTTGATTTACCATCATCAGGATTTAATATTTTTTCTCCTATATTTTTAACACTTATTTTTTCTCCCTCAACCAATAATTTGATATCAGAGGTTGGTACAAACTTTGATAAAACACCTGTGAGTCTTAATTCTACTTTTTTTGTTAAATCTCCCCCTTCATACCCAAAATAAAATTCATCCGATCTAATATCATCAGTTGATGATATGTTACTTACAATATTTTCACAACCAAAGAATTGATTGACAGATTTATCACTATAATATATGTTTGTACTTATCCCTGATACTAAAGTCCCAGTTTGACCAAATCCTACAGTAGAATCAACGGTTATAACAGATGAACCAATTGAAACATCACCAATTACTTTGGTTTTACCTGTAATGTTAAATGTACCCTCAATTAAATCGGTTTCGTTAAATCCAACAAAAAGACCTATCTTATAATATACCTTTCCTTTTCTAGTTAGAGGTTCTACTTCTGATATTGCTGCTTTAGTTTCACTATCAGTTGATTTGATTATTGTTTGTCCAACTAAATTTATGGGATTTCCAGAAATTGCTTCCGCTAAAACAATTTCCCTTCTTATATACTCTGCAGATGATGGTTTTAGTAAATATTTTTCTAAATCAAGAATAGTTGGAGTTTCATTGTATAATACATTAAACAGTATTCTAAAGGACTCCTCAGTTCCTTTTGATTGATACAATGATTTTGAATTTTTTATAAAATTGCTTACGTCTAGATTATTAACGAATGTTTCATTCTCTAAACCAGGTGTAAGTAATTTTTTTGTCTTTTTATAAAATTCTTTTAAAAATAAAGCACTTAAGTTTATAACAGTTGCATCAGATTCATGATTTGTTGCAGATGAATCAGAAAAAACAAGTTCTGATGGATTATTTTCTGCATGATATGTTGTTATACCACTAAAACCTCTTATACAACCAGTAAAACTATTTGTGGTTATACCTGTATATGTTATTACTTCATCCTCTATCTTAAAAAGACCATAAGAGTTAGGAAAACCTTTTGTAGTGCTAACGTTTACAGTTGTTTCTGAGGTGCTTATGCCACTTGACAAAGTGGTTTCACCAACAACAACCTCTGGTGTTAAATTATCTAATTTTATGTACTGATCCAAATTATCAGTTAGGTCAATAGGACCTCCCTGATACTCTTGAGAGATATAGTATTGTTTTAAAAAATCGACTGCCTTTGGACTTTCAGATAATAAAAACTCTGGTAGTTGGTTTTCAATTATCTGTTGGACTTTGACTCTTTTATCAATTCCAGTAGTTATCATACTATCCTCTTATCAACGCTCCGTTTGAATAACTTGATGTGACCTTATAACCGACACCTGATATCTGTTCACCAGAAGTAATTGTGTCCTTAACCATATTTATGGTGCTATTAGATACAGAAAAACTCAAATATAAGTCTTTTAGACCAACTACATCATTTGACTCTGGAAATGCTTGAATTTCAACTATATTGTTTGGTTTTACTGTTGAAGTAATGTTGATAGTAGATAAAATTATCTCTCCATGAACATAATCTACAATTCCTGCAGAGGCAACGACCAATCTATTTTCAGATTCACCTACATTTCCCTTAATTATTGCCAATATACCCTTTCCACTACCATCAAGTGTTCCATCATTATTTTTATTAGGTATGTCAGTAATGTACAAGACATCAGTTCTACCTTGAATAGTAAAACCCGTACTTTTAATGTTACGACCCTCTGGATTAATGTGAAAACTATTTCCAAAACATAACTCATACTGAGCAAATTGATTAGTCAGTGCTTTTAAGTTTCTTCTGATTATTACTCTTGTGATATTTGATGATATTGCATCATCTATATTATCAATCACATTCAATACCTTACTATACTTAAATCTACCGCCAAATTTATTTAAATCGGTTGATGAAGCATATGTAAGAAGACCATTAGTTACATTTGTCTTTAAATCTGATGCTGTAGATACCTTAGATACGTCATAATATACAAATGACTCCAATTCGACGTATAATAACTTCAAATCTAAAATCTTTTGGTTTATACCTGCTAAAGTATAATTTTTTAAGTTAGATAATATTGACTGTTTATCAAAATCTGATACAAATTCACCATTCTTCGGTTTTATAGTGATAAAAACAGTTCCAAACTCAGGTGGATCTAATTCTTCTCCTCCAACAACTGAAACAGACTCAGTATTAGGGTAAATTTGTTGAATTACAGACTCATAATCCCTTGTTGTAACTGCTCTGTACTGCGATGAATACAGTCTAGGTGC